AAGAAAAACGACCTGATCAGTACGAGCATATTTGGCTCGGAGCGTTTCAAATTTTTCAGGAAGGAAGTTATTATGCTGCTGAAATGCGTAGAGCAAGAGATGAAGATCGTATAGCAAAAGTTAGATATGATCGTGGTAAAGGTGTTGTCGTCAGCTTCGATTTGGGTGTTGGAGATAGCACAGCAATGTGGTTTGCACAGTTTATAGGAACAGAAGTACATCTAATAGATTACTATGAAGCATCAGGTGTTGGTCTTGATCACTATGTTAAGGTGTTACAAGACAAAGGTTACATCTACGATCAATACATATTTCCACATGATATTAGAGTCAGGGAGCTTGGATCAGGTAAGTCAAGGCTTGAAACATTAGAAGGCATGGGTATTCACGCAGACAAAACAGAAATAGCACCTCAATTATTAATTGAAGATGGCATACAAAAAGTTAGAGAGATGTTAGACAAATGCTACTTTGATGAAGAAAAGTGTGAACGTGGCATTGATTGTTTGTTAAACTATAGCAAAAAATGGGATGACTCAGGAGCAACATGGAGGATGCGACCTGATCACAATTGGGCATCACATGGGGCAGATAGTTTTCGTTACTTGTCAGTAGGCTATCAACCTTACAATGAAGCATGGGATAAACCAATCAGAAGAAATCTACAAGGAGTAGTATGAGAAGTGTCTTTGCTAGTATTTGGGATGTAGTCAAGCCTGAAGTAACAGGTATTTTAGGAACTGAAGAATCTAGGCAAGACAAAGTAACAAGTTTACTCATTGATAAACCATTTGAATTTGGTAAGGACTTAGGTCTTTATGGTGACAAAATACAAGCTCCTGAACTTATAGATACTACAAACCCCAATAACACAGTTAAACAAAATGCTATTGCAAGTATGAATGATGGTCTTGCAAACATGGCGCAAGACTCAGAAATATTTAGAAAGAACCTACCATCAAGTCTATTTGAAATTGGTGAGTTTGGTATTGATCTAGCAATGAATCCTATTAAATATGGTAAAGAAGCTATTAATTTAGCTTCAGGGTTTGCTACTATGCCATTTGAAATGATAGACAACGCTTCTAATGAAGAAATGGCACATATGGTTGTAGATTCAACAATAGATTTCTTTAAAACAGAAGGTGCATTAAGAAAAGCGGCACTAGAAAACCCAGCTGATGTGTTAGCTATTATGTTTGGTGGTGCTTCAGGAATAAGAAGGTTACAACAACTGAAGCCTGAA